TTGCACTAATTGGTGAAGTAATTGTAATTGCTCTGTTAGCATTGTCTGCTACAGTTAATGTAGTGCCGTTTGCATTTGCAGTGTTTTTGAAAAGACCGTTTGACCCTGCTGTTACTGCCCCACTGAATGTGGCTTCACCAGTGTCATCAATTTGCAACCTAGTATATTTAGTACCGCCCTCACTTGCGGCTTCTTGCAATATAAACCTTCCGCTAGAATCTATTGATTGTTGCCAGATTTGACCTGTACCTGTTCGTGACAATCTAAACGTAGGTGCTGTTGCGTCAGAAACGTGAAGCTTTGCGTTTACGGATGTAGTACCAATACCCAAGCTAGATGCAGAACTATCCCAGAACAAGCCTTGTGCCGCAGAGTCATTATAGAAGCTGATGTCACCGTTGGAGGCAAATTGTGCTGATAAAACAGTGCTAGTGCCGTTGTATCGCTTTAAAAATATATCACCGTGGCTTGTTCCATTTTGACTTGTTAGATTTAAATCTCCGCCACTACTATCAATATATCCTTTTTGATTAGTCGCATCTGAATCTTGCAGTGTAATTCTTGCAAAACCAGTATTAGCTACAGTAATCCCATCGGCTACAACTGAACCTGTTACGTCTATGCCTGTGGAGGTGGTGGATAGTTTTTGATTGGCATTGTTATATAAATTTACAGAACCACCATTATAAGCTACCAAATAATTAGCACCCGCTGAGTTGGCTAAAACTAAAGACGTAGCCTTTAAATATAGGTCGCCTGTTCCATTTTCAGCTATATAACTATTAGACCCATCATGGTAAATCTGTAAGTCAGACCCTGCGCCAAACTGCGCCTTGACGTTATCGCCTAGAGATAGGTTGCCTGTCATCGTATCTCCAGCAATGGAGACAGATTCTGTGTCGGCTTGGGTGCTTAAATCATTTAGTGCAGCAGCAGTTACACGGAGTGAAAACTCCGCGCCAGAGGAATGGCTTATTGCAGTCGTGCCGTCCTGCCCCCTTACAACTGTAAAGGTCGTTCCCGAGATGGCTGTTACCTTGACAATCTCCGAGCCCGTGCCCGTTCCGATTGTTGCATAGAAATAATCACTGCCTCCCAACGTAGGGAAGAGTGAAGCGCTGGTAACACTGAGAGACGTTGCTGTATCAGAAACGCCACTAGCCAGCGTAGTGCTAGCTAGGTTCGAGAACTTAATCGCCATTTATGGCTCCTAGCTAGCTGTAATTGTCCACGTAATACTTAAACTGTCTGTACTTGCCTTATTTATTATCGAAAAGACAGTTCTGCAAAGCATCGTACCGCTTGAAGATGCATTAAAGATTGCAGCCTCAACAACACCAGCCGAAGAGGAAGGAGTTCCTGCGGGGAACGTGGCGACATAAACAATGTCATTGTTTGTAGCTGTAGTGCTAGCAAGTGCGACTCGCGCAACTTCTGAGCCCAGTGTAGTATTACCTACAGCTGCTGCTGTGTTGTCTGTACCGATAGCCATGTGCGACATAACGGTAGCTGACGTTCCAGCCATACGAGATGCAACAAAGGTCTTACCTGTAGTAACAACCAAGTTGGGAATTTCTTGAGTTTCTTTTGTGGTGCCGTCTGCTGCTATTAAGTTAACAGTCAAGCGCCCTTTTAAATTTAGATCATCAACGATCATGGTAGGTCTCCGAATTAATCAGCATTCAATATCTTACTGCCGTGTATTTTTAAATAACGGCAATACTGAACTGTCGAACTTTCCTATCCATGAAGACAGCGTAACTGCGTCATGTAGCTAAGGTACTGATATGACAGACTCCGACGCAGGAAAAAGTCAGTGGTTTCACAATACATTATAGTGGTTGAAACAGTATTTGACAAAGCAAATAAATCCTGTTTACACCTAGAAGCTAGCCTGCGTTAAGAACCATGTTGCCGACTAACGTTCTGTTTAATAAAGCGTGCGTTACAATATGGTCAAACGCCAAACTATCAGACATACCAACCACGTTAGTTTTAACACCCTCAACATCTTTATCAATCTGAGCAAAATCATCTAACGTGTAGTAATCCTGAAGAGCGGTGCTTATAACAAAGGTAGGCGTTGCGTCTGAGAACGTCACGGTGTCGTTAGGCTCACCCGTTACTGTTACTGCGCTACCAACCTGATTAAATACAAAGTTATTTGGCTGTCTTGTTACTGTTAACTGATCCAGCAAGATGGCTGGTTCTGATATACCCTTACCTACTATAAATGTTTGTGACTCTGTAAATGATTGAGAGTCAAAGGCACCTTTGTTGGGGTGGGTAGATATTTGATCCGCGAAATTATAATTATCAGATAGAGCTTTTCCGGCATGAGATGAAATGCTCTCAGCCATGACTACTGGGTTATTGAAGAATCGTATAAAGGTTAAGAGCGTATCGACGTTTTCACTAAAAGCGAAAGAGTCGATAGAAGTCTTACCTACAGTAATTGCATGAGACTCAGCTAAAGAATAGGGGTCTGATACGTTCTTTCCCGCCTGCGTTCGTGCAAAGTCCGCAAAGTTAATATCATCAGATAAAACCTTTCCGACCGTAAACACAGGGTCAGGCGATAAGAATCCAAGGGTATCGTTTATACCCTTATTTGGTGCAAATACAGCAGAATCAGTTAACGAGTACTGATCATTAAATGTGTAAATTGTTCTTTCAGCATTGACATGTACGTCGTGGAGATACAGGTTTTTCCAATTTGCTACAGCAGTTAACTTAGAAAAAGATATCTGATTACCTAATTCAGGAACTAACGACGCATCTAAGCTCAGCTTCCTGTGAGAAACTGTAGCTTGGATGGTTTTAAAGGATACTGTAGCCTTAATAGCCATAAGCTATTAACCGAACTGTGATCGAACTTTAAACTTAATCAAATCCAAAACAGTCTGAGTTCTAGAAGCCGAGTCTGTAAATTCAATCTCACCCTCTAAAACACCGCTACTATCTAAAGTGTCTGAGTCAAAAAGGAATGTTACCTTGCCTGCTGTAGGGTTGGTAATAGTACCAAGTAGGGTGTCCACCAAAGCAGTCTGCCCAACAACGCGGACTCTCATTCGAACAGATCCACCAGTCAAATCAAGAGCTGCAAACGTAGCGGGATCATCAACATCAAGTACAGCTCCAGCAACAGCAGTGTTGCTATCTTTTAAAGTGATCTCAATCTCCGGCAGCTGGTCTCCCTGAACTAGATTGATAGTAGTTAAATATGCCATCAGATAAATGCCCTCGGTTTACAGGTTAAAGAACCACCGCTAAATCCATACTTCACCTGACGTATTACTCGACCAACGCTTCTCTCAAATAGCTGCTTGTTATTACCAGCAGCGTTAGGGTTGGACCAAGGCTGACCTGACATCATCTGTAGCCGATACAATGCACCGTGAGCAATCGCTTCTCTATGCTCCTTACCTACACTGTCAGGAATACTTGTGCTTGTTGATGTCGGTTTAACTGAATACAAAACTCTGAATGAATCAGACTCAGCAGGAATTGGCGCTAAATAGAAGTCAGAGTTGTCACGCTGTGCGTAATAAGCAGGCGTTCCTGTTGTGTTTTCATCGCCCAAACGAAGCAGTAATTGGCTGTAGCTAATAGGATTCAAAGCAGTCTTGTCATTAAAAACGTCAAGAATGTGATTTAACTCTGTGCCTGTAGGTAGAGATACAGCATATTCGTTCAGTCCAGCAATTACTGTAATGAACTCGGGCTCTGGTATGTAGATGTCAGTTCTAGCACAAAAGTCTATTGCCGAATCTCTTACCGACCTCTCAATAAGAAAGTCAGGAGCGCCCTGCGCCTCGGGTCGAACGTACAGAGAAAAATCAGAATACTTCATTAGCCATTACCCATCAGTGCAGGTACTGGCGTGGTTGCGCTATCCGCTTGAGTCTTAACGCCTAAGGCATTAGCAAAGCTTTGATAGTGCATCATTGCCCTTTGAGCATTACCGGCAAACTCAGAATCTTTCTGATATGAGCGATACAATACATAATCTAATATACAGTTTGAATAAACGTCATCCAAGCTAATTACGGTAGTGTCTGTATCGAAGTTCGATATAGAAATTTCTGCCGGAGCAGAACTATACACAACTTCTAAACTGTGAGTTCCACTAGCACCCTTAGGGTAAATGTAAAAATTCTTTGGGTCGGCGGGATCGTACACATAGTGCTCAATCTTATTTGTTCCAGCAGTTGTTTCATGCCAGTTAGGCAAAGTCTCATCAAGAATTCTTCGCTCAACTTGAGTCACTGCCCTACCGCCAACGTTTCTAACCACCTCAATCAAACGCAAAGCTTGCGTCGGAAGTGTTTGTTTACTGCCTGTTGCACACGCAAACGTAGTGTTAACCATTTTTGCATCAGGTCGGTGAAGCACAACTTCTTTCTGTGCGTCGTTAAAGAACTTTAAAAGCTCTGTGTTTGGAAACCGGACGTTCGTATTATCTTGCAGGATAATTGCAGCCCGATCTAAAATGTCTATTACCTTAGTTGTCGCCATTGTCGGTCTCCCATTCGATTACTTGTAAATCGGGGTTGTTTTTAAAAATCGGGTTGTAGTCAAACTCGTTACCAGTGATAACATTTTTGACCCGCTTCGGGATAAGCTCTTCAG